GAAAGTGTTTCTTAATTAATTCAGCAACTACTTTATCTTCAAAGTCGACCGATTCACTTCGCAGAATTTCTTTGGTTCTGACAAAAAACTCCTTGGCCATCTTAGCCTTATCACCGTTTTTAAGAGTGAAATCGACAACCGCACACCGCGAATGTAAAGGCTCAATAATACGATTCTTATAATTACAAGTAAATATGAAAGAGCAGTTTGAAGCAAACTCTTCAATTGCGTTCCTTAAGGCGGGTTGTGTGGAGTTTGGGTTTAAATAGTCGGCTTCGTCAATGATGATGACCTTACGACCGCCAGCCAAAGACATTGATGAGGCATAGTTTTTAATTTTTACACGGAAAGTATCGATACCAGATTCGTCAGAGCCATTGATTACTAGATAATCACATCCTACTTCATTACACATGGCTTTAGCCACCGTGGTCTTGCCTACTCCTGGTCCACCAGCAAGAATAAGGTTTGGAATAGTTTTTTGGTTGACATACTCCTGAAATGGTTTTTTCAAGCTATCTGGTAAAATACAATTTTGAATTGTCTTTGGTCGATAAGTTTCTACCCAAAGGAGTTGACTCATTATATAAATCCTTCACATTAAACAACATATTATTTTGCTGGTTTTTTAGCTATTTTTTCTATGCAAGTTTGAACTGTTTCTCTTACTATTACATAAGTATTGTCTATAAAAGTGATACGAGTGCCTAAATTCGGCACTAATCGCACCCACTTAATTGTATCCGGGTTGATAACAATATCCGAATTTGCCTCTGCATCTGTTAAAATAATCATAATTAAGCCTTTTGAAAAGTTGAACCGATTTCTGTGGTAATCCAATATTCAACAGGCGTTTTTTTATTCTTAAAATGCGAAATACCTTTTGAGGAAATTTTCACTTCGTAGGGACCAGAAAATAACTTAGAAAAGTTTTCGGTTTTAAATACCATTTTGTATTTACTGCCTGCACCTTCTACATTCAATTCAAGCGATTCAGTGTGAGCCGAATCATTTGAAACATCCAAGGTATTCAATGTAATTTTTGTGCCATCAGATTCAACAGAGATTTGTGGGCTGCTAAGAACATTTGCAGCGTCTAGAACCCATCGAAAATCTTCAATACTTAAATCGAATTGTATTTCGGGGTTAGATAGAACAAGTGATTTATCAGGTGGCACAACAAGCATGGTAACATCACAAGAACGATATTTAATTTTACTGCGACCTTTAAGGCCAGAAATTATAAGATTTCTAGAATCAAATTCAAGGTTCAAATCATCTTTATGCAGAGAAACCACAGAAAGAAATTCGTTTAAATCATAGATACCAAAATCAGCAGGAATTTCATCGGGGATTGTTGCTTGTGCTAAAATGTTCTTATGTGAAGAAACGGTTTTAATTATTTTACCTTTCTTCAAGAAAATACCAGAATTAATACTGCCAAAGTTTTTTAGAATCCCAATCGTTTCACTTGAAAGTTTCATTATTACTACCTTTTATTGTGTCATGGTTGTGAAGAGCAATAATTGCATAGTGTATCACTTTGAGCAAATCTTTGCGGTTATGTCCGTCTTTTTTGCCGTACCTTTGACAATACTTAATGACATTACCTATACAAAACCCCTCTCCGTGTTCGGAATCTATAATAAATTCAACAGCTTGAATTTTGTTTTGCGAGTAGTGATCGCTGTAAGTAGCGTCGATATAACTTTGTAATTCTTTTAGAATTTCGGGTTCATTATATTTGTATTTTATACTGTTCATAGTTTACCTACATAATTAGCTACTGCCGGCATATCACCAGTAAATGCATAACTTCCGACATGTTGCGTTTTCATCCAAGGGCACAGAAAAATTTGACCACCAATCTTACGCCACATTTGACAAAACATATAATCTTCACTTAGGTAACGATCAGTCCCGCCGTCTGTAATGGAACCCTTGGCGTCGATCACTGTATCAAAGTATGCATGAATGTACCTAGAACCATCAAAGTTGGCTTGACCAACATGATCTGGTTTATAGTGAATCATTGGAAAGGCATCTCTCATCTTATCAAATACATGTCTTTTAATTAACATGTAACCAGTGCCAATCTCCATCACTTCTAGTGGTTCGGTTACAGAAAATTGTTTTGTACCTTTGACCACATTGAACACATACTGGCCAACCAACTTTTCCAATTCATGTGCTTCAAGGTCAGGATGTTTTCTTGCAGCATCAATAATGTTCTGCCAGTTGATAGCCTTCTTAGGGTATGGTCCGCCAATTACATCTTTATCGAGAGCAAGAAGTGCTACGACATCCTGTGCATGATAATGAATATCTGAATCAATAAACAATAAGTGTGTGTAATCTGTTCTAAGAAACTCATCGACAAGGTAATTACGAGCTCTTGTAATGAGAGATTCGTTAAAGAGAAAAGAAAATTTAGTTTCAACGCCATACTTGGTTAGCAAGGCTTGCAGGTCAAGACTGGATTTAACATAAAGTCCGTGAGCCATACCACCATACATCGGTGTCGCCACAAAAACTTTATTTTTCCTCAATTCATCAAGTTTTACTTGTATTTCCATAATTTGTCCATAAAATAAAGAGGGATATAAAGTATATATCCCTCTGTCGCTCAAAGTGGACTATCTTTTAGGCAAATGCACGGCGTCCTTGTGTGCGAATTGCTGCAATACCAGCAGCAACCATACGCTTCGTTGGAGTACCAAGACGGTAAAAAGATACCCTTCCACCACTGGAAGTTTTGCGGCTATTCAAGTAAATAGCATGGCCTTCATTGCGAAGTTCATTGATTGTTGCCGATGGGTTCTTAACACCAAAAAGTGTTTGCATTTTTTTAGCGGTCAATGTATTATAGCCATCGATTTTTGAAAGATAGTTTAAGACTTTTTCTTTTGCGGACATTACAAATTTCTCCATGTTGGTCGCACTAAAACATTACCGAGAGGCGACCGTTCTCTCAGTAACGATAATATAACACAGGCCGAAGCCCGTGTCAAGCATTATTCAGGCATTTATTAAATCATTTGCCAATTCATTTTGGCGAATAGATCGGTAAATTAAAGCATCCATTGTGCCCATTCTATTGTTTTCATCCTTATGGCAAACCACACAATTCTCATTAATCGTCTTGCCGCCGTCCGAATGTGCTACAATATGACTGCCAGCTGCATCTTTAATATCCAAAGGACTACCAGTTACCCAGCACTTGTAATCTTGAGTACGCAATACCTGCTCAATAACATCGGCAGAAAATAAACGAACTGGATCCAAAAAAACAATACCACAATTTTGAATATCCATTTCCTCAAGCAACCATTTTACCGATTGTTCACAACGTGTTTCATCATCATGCACAGTTATATATTGTCTGAAACATTCGTGGACGGATCTAACGCCCTTATCATCTGTATGACTATCACATCGATAATTTGGATCATCCTTCTGTAAGAACCGATTCGAGGAGTTACGAATAGAAAGGTACAGTTTACTCCAATCTTTTACTTTAAAACCTTTTCGACTAAAAGTACGAACTAAATAAATATAGAAACGAGAAATAATCGTAAACTCTTGTGTATTGAGCATTTTCTTTGAAAAGAGTTTTTTGGCTTTCACATAAGCCAAAATAAAGTCAAGTGCTTCTATTACAAGCTTTTGATGTCGTTTTGCTTCAGTAGGATCATTAGCCCAAACTCCTTTTTCTGTATTACCAAGTCGGATAAAACATGCTTCAGTTTCTTTATTCGAACATGTCATCCAATTTTTTTCTTTAGCCGGCTTCACCAACACAGTAAGCAAGCGTGTAACAAATTCATCATCACGCAATCGAGTAGAAGGAGATGAAAACCAATTTTGCTTTCGATTTTCAGGAGACAAGTCACGATATTCAAATAATTCGTGATACTTATTATTCATATCACGAATTGGCCTGGAAATTTCACGAACAAATTTTGCAACCAAATTATCTTCATATGAATTGAGCATTTCTTGCCAATTTACACTAGTTGTGGTATTTGTCCGGCGAAAAAGTTCACCAGCTTGTTCATCAGTCATCGATTTGTCGTAAATGGTAAATCGAATTTTATAACTAAGGAAAAATTCTTTCGCTTCAATCGGCAAGTCTTTGTAATAAAGATTACCAACCTTAAAAACTTTTTCTCCAATTTGGCAGAAAGTGTTCTTAGCTGTTTTGAACTTTCCTTCCATAAAATCACGAATCGCTCGTTTGCGATGGCCGCCGTCAACTGAACGACGGGGGTATTGACCAATAACAACTTCTCGCAATTTCAATTCACCAATATCAAAACCGCGGATTATCGTATCAATAATACCTTGTCGTTTTGGCATTGATTCAATATCAGGCCTTTGGCCTACAGGATCACAATCGATTCGTACACCTGATGTTGGACTCAGCATATGATAAAATGTTCCAATATTTACTTCTTCAATATACCAACTTATATGTGCAGCCATAAAATTTTCCTGAAATCTAGGACAAAACTTGAATCAATTAAAACGGAATTTCTTCATCAACTCCAGTTGGTTTAGCCGGAGTTTCTGGCGTCAAAATCTGTTCAGCAGTGGCACCAGCATCAACTTTGGTGTACAGGTCAAGAAACGAAGCCTTAGTGTCCTCATCAAAGCGATTTAAGCACATACGAATGGCTTTCACTTTATCGCCGAAGATACCAAAGGTTTCAACAATGTGTACCAAACGGCGAGTAGAAATCACTTCATCACAACCACCGTCCGTGAATGTCTTTCGTATGACATCCGCCCATGTAACCAACTTATCTGCAAAATCATCATCAGAGCAACCAACTGAATCAAGTTCTTTACGAACAATCTTTTTTTCCACAACAATCGGAGGCCATTCTTGTTCAAACGTATTACGAAAACGCTCAAGAAATGCTTCATTCAGCACATTTGTAAACATGTAACGACCGTCATCCGACCCTTTACCTTTGGTATTTGCAGTTGCGAATATCGTAAAACCGGGCGCTGGCACAATCAACTCACCCTTTTTCTTCAACATAAAAGGTTTGCCTTCAAGTACACGCTGAAGGCTCGAAAGGTTCTGAGCACCATAGTCAATTTCATCGATACAAAGGACAGCACCTTGACGAGCAGCAGTGGTCACGGGACCATCACGCCATTCCATGTTACCATGAATAAGTACATAATTACCAAGCAAATCACTTTCATCAGTTTCAGGCGTCATCGAAACGCAAATGAATTTACGTTTGGCTTTGGCACAAGCCTGTTCGACAGACATGGTCTTGCCGTTACCAGAATGTCCTGAAATAAACACAGGAAAAAATCGATTACTTTGCACAATAGACAAAACATCATCGAAGTTACCAAATGGCACATAATTTTTGTATATCTTAGGAACTAGATCAGTTTCTTCCAAATCAGTCAAAACATTTTGAATACGATTTTCTGATTTTTCCATAGGTTTTGTTAATGGTAAAATTTGCGCTGCCATATTTACAGTGGAAGTGGGTGCGGTGGTTGAAATTTCAATGTTGGGCACTTTATACAAGCCGTGACCGATTCGATTGTTTTCATCTTTTGTAAACCAAGAAGCACCAGAAATACCAATTTCAGCACAAATTCGCTTAATTTCAGTTTTAGTAACCGTAGGTTTGCCAAGGGCAGTCAAAGAATTTATAAATGATTGACGATTAGAGGCACGAGAAGACATAACAAAATATCCTTATTGACGATGTAAACCAATTATACACGATGAACAAAACTTTGTCAACTCTTGTTGTAAACATACAACATTATGTTGCAATGCCCTGAATAAAACGAGAAACCAAAATTCGATTAATAGCCTTTTTTCTATTCATTTTCAAAAATGAAGCTTTCAACTTCGAAGAAGTCACTTTACCTTCAATTACCATTTCATCAGCTTCAGTGACCAGTTCTTCACCGCCAGCAACGATATAAAACTCATCATAACCTTTTAATTTGCTAACTAAGAATTTTTCAGTTTTAAATTTTTTCACCAATAAATTTAATTCTTCTTTGATTTGTTCTATTTGTTTTGAATTTCTTCCATTAGTTTTATAAATTTTTTCCATTTTAGTTTCAAAACATTCGCCATTTTCAAAAACATAACGGTGTTGAATCGAAAATTTAGCATTACCACGATGGCCGTTTGTCAAAAAGAAACCAAACACTTTAGATTTAGTAAGTTGTTTAAAATATTTAATCGCAAATAACAACATTGGGTCGAAAGGTGCATTAGCATCACGAAAAGATTCCAATTTATATTCGAACTTATTTTGACGATCTTGTACAATAACATTGTGTAAGTCGGTCGAAAATGGATTTCTCGTCATAAATTTTTGTCCAGTAAACTCATTCACCTGCCATTGGTTAAAATAAGAAGTCCGATCGGAGTCTCCGTCATGTACAATCACCAAACTTGAAAGTTCTAAATTATGTTTTTGACGAAATTCTTTCATCAATGATGCACAAGCAACAATAGCTTCGGTTAATGGTGTATTAGATAAATCTTCTGATTTTGGGCGTGATATGAATTTTTTTTCATATGAATTTTTCAAAAGCAACAAAACTTTAATGGCTGTTGTAAACTCAACATTATTCATTTTTGAGTTAATGTACTCGCGCAAATAAACGTCGCCAAAGAAAAGGTCTTTTTCATTTTGAGAAAAAACATTGTTGTGTTGTTCATTTGGAAAATCCGAAGAACGAGCAGAATGTGAATTGCCAAACCCATATACAACAAAAGGAATACTTACTTTTCGGCAAAACATAGTAAGGATTAAAATTTGTTCAATTGAGCCCGGCATGTTTTGGCCCATAGAACCGGATTTATCCAACAACAACATGAGGCCATGGTTTTTGCCCTTTGGCGTCAATAACACTTTACGAAAAATATTTTCATCAAAACGATAAGTTGGAATTTTAGTAATGTCAATATCTCCAGTATCCGACAATTTTGATTTACTAAAAGTCTTGGCAGCTTTACGCATTTCAAATTCTTTTGCAAGCAAACCAATATATCGTTCGTTTCTGGTTTTAAACTCAGAAAATAATTTTTGAGTTTTAACCTTCGAATCGTTACAATCTAAAGATATATTATCATAATGATCAATAATTTGTTCAATAACGCGATTAGCTGGCGTTATGCTGTTTTTTGCATTAAAGCTTGGTACATTTAGATAGTAGTATGTTTTGCTTTTATCATCGAGCAAAAGGTCTTCATTTTTACGAAAGTTTTCATCAGTGACACATTCGGGTTCAAATTGACTTCCGTCAGATTTCTCCGAATCCTTGAAACGGTTTAATTGTGAGCCTTTAGTTTCACCCCTTTCACCACCATCACCAAAACCATTGCCTTCGCCTTCAGCTTCTAATTCATCGCCTTCGTTTTCATCACCGGCTTTAGATTTGGTGCCGTTTTGGCTTTGTTCATTTTCATCTTCATCTTGGTTAACTTCATCAAAGGCGGAATCTTCATCAAAACCATCTTCACCATAATTGTCTGGATCAAAATCAGTGTGTTGGATTTGAGGTTGCTCTTCCTTTGAGTATTCGAAAATTTCATTGGTCAAAGCTACAACATCATCCCAGCTTTCAGTTTTTTGAATTCTATCAACGAAATCAAGTTCACGCTCACTGAATTCAAGAAACGAAGCAGTGTATTGTGATTTTGAGTAAATATTCAAACGGTCGATAAACGGCAATTTGTTTGGATCACGGTTACGAATACCAAAAAAATCACGGTCGAAAAGCTCTTTATATGCTCTCTGAAAAGGCAAGCGAAGACCAGGATACCGGCGCTTTACTTTTTTCTCAATACGAGCATCTTCCACGACATTCAAAAAGTTTTTGTATGAAGCAGGCTTTGTTTTATCAACTACAGCATTGTGCCAACCTTCAGCAGGAGTATGAAGAGCATGACCAACTTCATGGCCTGCCAGGAGATCATAGAGGTCGCCAGACATATCCTGCCAGATTGGGAGATACAGCACACGGTTTTTAGGATCAAACTTGGCTGTTGAAATTTTCTGGTGTTGAACCGTCAAATTCTCGGTCGCCATCAGTTTGGCAAGTTGCGATTTTTGTTCAACAGTAAATGACATATCAATATCCGTAACGATTTATGTTACCATCTTACTCTAGCCGCAGTGATTTGTCAAGCGCTTCGTAAGTCATTGATTTCATTGAACTTTTTTGTTGCGTAAAAACAACAGAAGTGGAGCGGTTTAGAGGAGTTAAACCTCTCTGCCTGCTGGGTGGCAGGCTGTCTCGGACTCACCGCATGTTTGGACTATACACTATTTATCGACCTACTTGTTGAAGATACATAGACTTTGCTTCATTCCAGGACAAGATTGCCAGATTGTCATAGAAAAGAGTATCACTTGAAACACGACCTTTCTTTACCAGCTGTTTGATTCTAGGCTTCGCATGTTTATCTTTCCATATTCTACTTAGGTCTTCAACTGACGAATCAAAGCATTTGTGCATATTTTTGCCGTCAATTTCACCCCGAAGAAATTCTACAGATTCGGCATACAAAGGGCACCAATAGATACCACGAGCATGTTCAGACTTAATAAGTTCTTTTGGTACATTCAGTTTAGAATACGCAAAGGTCAATGAACGATTCTTATGGTCACGTTTATGTGGTTGACCAGATGGTTTCTTTGCGATATACCATTCAAAGTATCTCCGTGTGTGATTTGTTTTAAGCCACTCACGAATCATATACCTTGTTGTGCTTGTCGGTTCATACGACACGGAACCCGAAGTGAATCCCATTTTCTGCCAGTAGTCTAGGTTATCATACTGGGATAGACCGTCCGCCTTTGTTTTGCCGTAGAGTGATGTGGTGGTTATAGAGACCAACTTATCACCATACAGTTTTTCCCATAGTTCTTGTATTGGATCAGAAAGACAAAGAAGAGCCAACAGTTTACCACCGACATAATTAAAACCAAGTGGCTGAAGTGGTACAATCGTAGAACCAATGGCTGTGTGATTAATCATACCGCCTTGTGTTTTTAATTCTTTTGACCATCCAATATATCTGTCTCTTGGTGTGAGGTCAAGAAAATCTGATGAAACACAAATCACACCAAGGTATTTCTTAGTGATTCGGTCACGCACGATAAAATTAAGGTTACGACCAATGTTTGAATTGTTTTTCATGGTCGAAGAGAATGTGCGAATACAATTCCACAATTCAGGTAGACCCTTTTCTTTGTTGGTATAAAGAAGTTCTGGTTCTAATGCCTCATAGGCCTCTGGTGTTTCGGGTATCCAAAAGTTACGTTTGATTTCATCGATGGCTTGGCGTTGTTCTTCATCTTCTATAACAGATTTTTGGCCTTCCCACAAATCATTTACAATAATTGATGGATATTTTTCTTGTACCTCACACCATTTTTGATACAGCGTATACTCTTTGACATCCATTTTTGAAACATAGGTTAACTCTTCAATCACTCTAGTACGGAGTTTTTCTTCATCGATTTGTTGAAATGTTAGGCCAGAATCGCGCCATTTTTGCCATTGTGTATCAACATCATCTTTAGGGTCAAATGAGTAAGACATTATTTTTTCAATCGTTTAGTAATTGTTTTAATACGTTTTCTTTGTTTTTCACGAGCCATTTTTAAAGCTACAGGGCCAACATTGTCAATTAATTTAATTCCATTCATGTGATCGAGTTCATGTAAATAACATCTTGCAGTTAAACCCTCAAGTCTTGTCTGTAGAATCTCACCCTTTTCATTCATAAATTCAACATCGATCCATGCAGGCCTTTCTATCTTACAAAACAAACCGGGAAAAGAGAGGCAACCTTCATCGCCTTTAATTATTTCTGCCGATTGGCCAAGAACCTTAGGGTTGATACACACCAGTTCAAAGTTTTCATGCCCAATAATAAACATTCTGGTCATAATGCCACATTGGTTTGCCGAAAGACCAATGCCCGAAAACTTTCTCATTGTCATTTTCATACGCTCAATGAGGTTGGTCATATTTTGATTTGGTAATTGACCAGTATAATCAGGCATCTTTTGTTTCAACATCGAATAGTTTTCATCATACAATGGCAATGGTTCTAATGCTTTTGGTTTAACTAAAGACTGCTCTGTATTAATAACTAAAAATTCTTCACTCATTTTATCACCTTAGAGAAATTCTTTTCCTTTACAAAACGAATAACATTAGCAAATTTATCTTGTAGCACATCACCCTTGTGCGAGATAACAAACAAATTCACACCTTCTAATGTATGTAGTACCGTCATTAGATACTCGGTTCCATTGGCATCCAAACT